AGCTATCCATGGCGATATGCTCGGGGTCGTGCGCTCGGGCGAAGCGGGGCTGATCCCGAGGTGGATACCCCCAGATGGCTCCCGGAGTCCGGTCCGGGTCCAGTCCCGGCCAGTTTCCGGTTCCTTCCGGGCCATATTCCTATGCTGGCGGGCGAAGCGCGGCACATCGCTAGCGACAGGCCTCGATTTTTGGGAAGCCACCCGGAAGCCAGCGCGGCCTGAACCCGCCTGAAACACTGCAAATTCAAACCCTTGATGCTGGACACCCCTGGTGACCGCTGGACCCCGCGTGGAGTCCAGTCTGGACCCCGGAGTCCGGAAGCCAGGGGTGTCCACCCTGATCCGAGGATTGACCCGACGATGACGCTGAGCTTTGCCCCGGATCGGATCGAGATGTGGCCGCTGGCGAAGCTCCAGCCCTACGCCCGCAACGCTAAGGCGCACGGCGCGGACCAGGTGGCGAAGATTGCTGCCAGCATGGCCGAGTTCGGCTGGACCGTGCCTTGCCTCGTGGCAGAGGATGGCGAGTTGATTGCGGGCCATGGCCGGGTGCTGGCAGCCACGCAACTCGGGCTGACCGAAGCGCCGGTGATCGTGCTCGGGCATCTGACCGAGGCGCAGCGCCGGGCGTACCGCATTGCGGACAACAAGCTGACGGAATTGGGCATCTGGGACGAGGCGCTGCTGTCGGCGGAACTGAACGATCTGCTGGCAGAGGATTTCGACCTGTCGCTGGTCGGGTTTTCCGATGGGGAACTGGACAAGCTGCTGGCCTTCGTGCCGGAGGGGGACGGGCAAGAAGGCGGCGCCGGGGGCTCCGTGCCGCCGGTGACCATCCCCGAACCGCCGCGCAATCCGGCCTCGCGTACCGGCGATCTGTGGATCCTTGGTGACCATCGCCTTCTGTGCGGTGACAGCACCAGCGCTGCCGATGTGCGTCGTCTGATGAATGGCGAGCGGGCGATCCTGTTCGCGACTGACCCGCCGTATCTGGTGGATTACGACGGTTCGAACCATCCGACCCGCAACAAGGACTGGTCGGCGTCCTACGGCACGACCTGGGACGACAGTTCGCAGGGGGCCGAGCTCTACGACGGCTTCATCGCGGCCGCCGTCGCGGAAGCCATCGTCGAAAACGCCGCCTGGTATTGCTGGCATGCATCTCGCCGCCAAGCGATGCTGGAAGCCTGCTGGGAAAAGGCCGGGGCCTTTGTCCACCAGCAGATCATCTGGGTGAAGGACCGCGGGGTTCTGACCCGGTCGCACTACCTCTGGAAGCACGAACCCTGCTTCATGGGCTGGCGTCGTCCGAACCGACCGCCGAAGGTGGCCGAGGAAACCCTCCCGTCAACATGGGCGCTGCCCAGCTTCGCCAAGGACGAACGGCCCGACCACCCGACACCGAAACCGCTCGATGCCTTCGGGATCCCGATGCGCCAGCATGTGGCGCGGGGCGGGCTTTGCTACGAACCGTTCTGCGGTTCGGGATCGCAGATCATGGCTGGCGAAGCGAATGGCCGCCGCGTGTTCGCGATGGAAATCAGCCCGGCCTACATCGATGTGGCCGTCGAACGCTGGCAAGCCGACACCGGTCGTCATGCGATCCTCGACGGCGATGGCCGGACCTTCGCGCAGGTGAGGACCGAGCGGCTGGGCGACGACGCCGCACCCCCGGCCGATCCCCCGGCTACGGACGCCGCCCCCGAACCCGCGCGCAAGCGCAAGACCGCCGCGTGACATGCATGACCTGGCTTTACCTTCCTCCGGACGCGCTTCCGGAGCCGGAGACGCATGCCTGTTCGGCCTCTCCCTGTGCTCCGGCGCGGGCGGGCTCGATCTCGGGCTCACCATCGCCATCCCCGGATATCGTGCTGTGGGTCACGTCGAGCGGGACGCCTACGCCGCGGCCATCCTCGTGGCGCGGATGGAAGACGCGGCCCTGGATCGGGCACCTGTCTGGGACGACATTGCCACCTTCAACGGCCGCCCGTGGCGCGGCGCGGTGGACATCGTCACTGCGGGCTATCCGTGCCAGCCGTTCTCCGTCGCGGGCAAGCGCCGGGGCTCGGACGACCCGCGCCACCTCTGGCCGCATGTCGCCCGCATCATCGGCGAGGTCGAGCCGCCCTTCGTCTTTCTTGAGAATGTCGCCCATCATCTGCGCCTCGGCTTCCCCGAAGTCGCCGCAGGACTGGTCGGCATGGGCTACAAGCTTGCGGCAGGCCTCTTCACGGCGGCGGAAGTCGGCGCGCCCCACAAGCGCGAGCGGCTGTTCATCCTCGCCATCCGCGAAGGAGACGAACTGGCCGACCCCGCGCGCCTGCTCCGGGACCCGGTCGAGTGGCGGCAACCGGACGGAACTGCTGCGGCTTTGGCCGACGCCGAGGGCCAGCGCCAACGAGAACCGGCAGATGAATCCGACACCTTCGCAGGACGCAGGGCAGCACGGGATGAACCTCGCGACGACGGCAGCCCTGTGGCCGACGCCGCAGACCGACAGCTTCCGCAGCCGAGGTGGCGAGCGGAAGGACGAAAAGGGTCTGGACCGCATGGCGCGCGACTGGCCGACGCCCATGGCGAACGATGGCTGCAAGCCAAGTGCGGGCAACCGCCGCACGGCAGATCTGACCCATGCAGCAGGGATGTGGATGACGCCGACGGCGCGCGATCACAAGGACGGGGCGACGACACTGGCGAACACGCCAGTAAACGGCCTGCTTGGCCGCCAGGTCCTGGCGACGCCGATGGCTGGGAGCGATACCTCCGATGTACGCCGAACCTTGAACCCGCTGTTCGTCGAGGCGCTGATGGGTTGGCCCACCGGGTGGACCGGCTTCGCCTCTGTGGCAACGGCGTGGTCCCCCTGGTTGCAGCGCATGCGCTGCGAACTTTGGCGGCTAAATTGCTTGCCGATGGATGAGGTGGCGGCATGAAGCAGTCACGCCTCATGTCGCTGGTCGAGTCCGTCGCCAATGTGATTGTCGGCTACGGCGTCGCGGTCGTGACGCAGATCCTGATCTTCCCGGTCTTCGGTTTGCACACGACGCTGGCGCAGAACCTGAAGATGGGCGCGGTGTTCACCGTGGTCAGCATCGCGCGGTCCTACGTCCTGCGGCGGCTGTTCGAGCGATTGAAAAAGGGACAGCCCTGATCGCACTTATCGATTATCTGGCCAAATTCGCTTGCCTGGTCCAGCACCGCCCGGGAACTGAAACCCCATATGGGTGACGGTATCGATTACCGTGGCCGCGAGTTCGGCAACGTGGCTTTGAACCTGATGGAGGTAAGCAACATCAATCGGTGTGCCGAAGATCTCTTTTCGTTTGTTGACGAATAGCGGTAGCGAGCGCCCTTCGCGGTCCGGCGTCCGCCACGAACCATGACAGATCACGTTCCTGATCTCAGACGCCTCCTTGATCGCGGCGACTAGTTCGTCAACGTTCTCAGTGGTGCTTTTGGCATTGTCGCGAACCGCCTTACTATAGGCTTCAGCAAGCGGCTTCAATGTGTCGGTCAAGGCTCGCTCAAGGGTTGGAAGCCATGAAGCGTAAGCCTCCTGCGCCTCTGCGGACGTTTCAAACGGACGAGTCGCGGTAAATGCGAAGATCGCTTTGCCTAAAACTTCCTCTAGAAAGCCGTAGGTTGCGACAGTTCTACCCAACTGTTCCCAGAATTCGGGCGAATGGCGGTGGGTGGGCCACTTTGGAGGCAGGTTGCCGCGATCAATAATCGCTCGATTGACATCTTCGTCTTCGATCATGTTGTGCCGCCATTCACAGTTTCTCCCGCAACATGTCACGGCGTATGATGCCCGTCACGAGCCTCACTGGTCGCATAGGAAAGGCACACGACACTCCACAGGCCGCCGCCCGCGATCTGCTGTCGTGGCAATGAGAAACCGCCGCCCGGTCGGGGCGGCGGCATAGCACATTCGGCGCTGGGTCAGGCGACGGGAAGCCGGTAGACCCGTCCGCGCCCCTCGACCTTCTCCGAAGTCACCTCGAGGCCGAGCTTCTTCTTCAGGGCCCCGGCCATTGCTCCGCGCACCGTGTGCGACTGCCAGCCCGTGGCGGCGGTAATCTCATCGATGGTCGCGCCTTCCGGCGCGCGCAGCATGGCGATCAGCGTGGCCTGCTTGGTCCCCTCGCGCGGCGTGCGCGCCTTGGGCGCGGCTTGGGGTTCGGAGGCGGCATCCGGCTCGGGCGCGTCGCTCGGCGCGTCGTTGGCGCCCGTGGGCTCGGTGTTCGCGTCGCCCGGCTCGATGCCGATTGCGGCGAGGCCTGCGTCGGTGGCGACCAGCGTGGTGCCGTGGCCGTCGCCGGTTTCGCGCCACATCGGTTCGCCCTTGCGCAGGTCGGCATCGACCTCCTGCAGGAAGCCCTTGGCGATCATCGCGCCGACCACCTTCGCGGCGGCCCCGCCGCGCAGGCTTTCGGGCAGCGGCAGGGCGATGCGCTCGGGCCGCTGGGCGGCGGCGCTCAGGATCAGGGCTTGGGTGTCGGAAAGTTGGGTCATCGTCGTCTCCCGTATCGGGGCGCGCGGGATGCGAGCCCTTCTACGAGGTCGAGCCCGCCAGTCGGCGGGCGGGACCAGAAGCGGATCGTCTCCCTAGGCGTGTTCGCCTTCCTTGAAGGCCATGTCGCTGATCTCGCGCAGCTTGGCGCGGTAGTGGTTCAGCGTGCCGACATGGCCCCAGTGGATCTCGTCGGGGCTGGTCTCGAAATGGTCGGCGCTGAGGGCGGCGAGCCGCTCGAGCATCACGTCGATCTCGGCTTTGGCGGCGATGAAGGCGTCGAGGGCCTTGGAATTGTCAGTGGCGCGGCGGGTCATCGTGGCGGCTCCGTGGTGAGTTGCATCGTTTCGTTGGAGGCACGTTCCCTCTGTCCGCGAGGCTTATCAACTCGATAAGCACATGAATCTGAATGATAATCGGAGCCGTCGATGCAGGGCATGAGCGAGCGCCAGTACGCCGCCCATGTCGGGCTGTCGCGGGGCGCGATCCAGAAGGCGAAGACGGCCGAGCGGCTGGTTCTCTATCCGGACGGCAGCATCAACGCGGCCGCCAGCGATGCGCGGCGGGAGCAAACGACTGACCCGTCGAAGACCCGCAAGCCGCCCGAACCGAAGCTGAAACCTGTCCCCGAGGCGGCCGTTGCTGCTGTCGGCGATACGCTGCGCGAACAGGGACTGGCGGTTCCGGCGGTCGGCGGCGGCACGACGTTTCTGCAGGCCAAGACCGCCAACGAGGTGCTGAAAGCGCAGGAGCGGCGGATCCGGCTGCAGAAGCTGAAGGGGGAATTGATCGAGCGGGCACGCGCGCTGTCGCTGGTGTTCCGGCTGGCGCGCGAGGTGCGGGACGCTTGGGTGAACTGGCCTGCGCGGTCGTCGGCATTGATGGCGGCGGAACTGGGCGTGGAACCGGCCGCGATGCAGAAGGCCTTGGAAAAACATGTACGCGCCCACCTCGACGAGCTTGCCGAGGTCCGGCCCGATTTCCGTTGACGATGATCTGACCGACTTCGACGGCGCAGCGGAAATCTTGCGCACCTGGGGCGCGGGGCTGACGCCGGACCCCGACCTGACCGTGTCGCAATGGGCAGACAAGCATCGGATGCTGTCGGGCCGGGCGTCCGCCGAACCGGGGCGGTATCGGACAGCGCGAACTCCTTACATGCGCGAGATCATGGACCGCCTGTCGCCGGGCGACGTGATGCAGCGCATCGTCTTCATGAAGGCCGCACAGGTCGGCGCGACCGAGGCCGGAAACAACTGGATCGGCTTTGCCATCCACCAGGCCCCCGGGCCGATGCTGGCGGTCCAGCCGACGGTGGAACTGGCCAAGCGCAACTCACGCCAGCGGATCGACCCGCTGATCGACGAAAGCCCCGACCTTCGGGAGCGGGTCAAACCGGCCCGGTCACGCGACGCGGGCAACACGATGCTGTCGAAGGAATTCGCGGGCGGCATCCTGATCATGACGGGCGCCAACTCGGCAGTCGGGCTGAGGTCTACCCCGGCGCGGTACATCTTCCTCGACGAGGTCGATGCCTATCCGGCCTCGGCCGACGAGGAAGGTGATCCCGTCACGCTGGCGGAAGCGCGGTCGCTGACCTTCGCGCACCGACGCAAGGTGTTCCTGGTCTCGACGCCCACCATCCGGGGGCTGAGCCGGATCGAACGGGAATACGAGGCCTCGGACCAGCGCCGGTTCTTCGTGCCGTGCCCACACTGTGGCCATGCGCAATGGCTGAAGTTCGACCGGC